GAGAAAGCTGGTGAGCCACTGTTCTACAGAAGGTTCATACCAGCCAGCCTTAACGATAACCCCTACCTGATGGAGGGCGGTCAGTACGAGGCCAACCTACTATCCTTAGCCGAAATGCAGAGGAGACAGCTTCTTGAAGGTGATTGGGCAGTTGCAGACGGTGCGGCGTTTTCTGAATTTAGACAGGCTGATCATGTCATTCAACCGTATGATATACCGCACAACTGGCGGCGTTTCAGGTCATGTGACTACGGATATAGCTCTTATAGTGCTGTTCACTGGTTTGCTATTGATCCGAACTATAGCACCTTAATTAATTACCGTGAACTATATCTTACTAAGCATACAGGCCGAGACTTGGCTAAGGCAGTTTTGGCTGCCGAAGATGGTGAGAAAATAGACTACGGGATCTTAGACAGCAGCTGTTGGCACAACCGGGGCTTTACCGGGCCATCCATAGCTGAGGAGATGATATCCCAAGGCACCCGCTGGCGTCCTAGTGACCGTACCAACGGCGCAAGGGTTGCTGGAAAGAACCGTTTCCACGAAGTCCTCAAAGTTGATGAAGTTACTGGTTTACCCGGCATCCAGTTCTTCAATACGTGCCGTCAAATAATTGCAGATTTACCTGTAATACCAGCAGACCCGAAAGGCTCTGACGATATAGACCCTAGGTATGCATCAGACCACGCATACGACAGCGTTAGATATGCCGTTATGAGCCGCCCGAGAGCCTATTCTCCCTTTGATATGGGCCAAGGCGTCCCTCAACAAGTCTGGCGTCCGGCAGACACAATATTTGGATACTAAAAAATGGCTTTAATGGATAAACCTCTTCCTGATGATGTAACAGATACAAGTATTTCAGTTCCCTTGAATGAAGATGGGGATGTAGAAGCTGAAAACCTAGATTTTGCCGGGGCTGTTAGTTTTATACAAAGCCAATATAGCCGCTCGAAAGACGCCCGATTAGCCGATGAGACACGTTGGCTCGACTCTTATCGTAACTACCGAGGCCTATACTCTTCAGAGGTAATGTTTACGGATACGGAGAAGTCAAAAGCCTTTATTAAAGTAACTAAGACCAAAGTCCTGGCAGCTTATGCTCAAGTAGTAGATGTTCTATTTGCAGGTTCTAAGTTTCCGATTGGTATCGAGGCTCGACAGTTTCCAAGTAACGTAGCAGATGCTGTGTCTTTCGACCCAAATGAGTTAAGCCCAGAAAATGTTAAAGAGAAGACGGGAGTAAACTACACTCCTAAGTCTTCGATAGCCCGTCCAGACATTGCTAAAGACTTAGGGATCTTTAAAGACGATCTTAAAGAGGTCGAAGACCAGTTAGCGTTAGGTGTTGGGAAAACCCCGGAGTCCGTTACCTATGAGCCAGCCAAAAGAGCTGCTCAAAAAATGGAAAAGCTGATGCACGATCAGTTGGATGAGACTGATGCACCTAAACATCTTAGATCCGTTGCTTTTGAAACGTGTTTGTTTGGAACTGGGTGTTTTAAGGGTCCATTTGCCCAAGATAAAGAATACCCACGCTGGGATGAAGAGGGAAACTACACTCCTATCTTTGAAACCGTCCCTAAGATGGAATATGTGTCTATTTGGGATTTTTATCCTGATCCAGACGCCCGGAATATGGAAGAAGCCGAATTTACGATACAAAGACATAGGCTAAACCGTACGCAATTACGAAATTTAAAGAAAAGACCGCATTTCCGTGCGGAAAGCATAGAGTTATCCTTAGAATATGGTGCTGACTACCAAAGAGAGTACTGGGAGAACGCATTAGAGGACGATTCAATGTCTACGGGCATGGATAGGTACGAAGTTCTTGAATATTGGGGCATTTTAGACGCTGAATTAGCCGTAGAAGCCGATATAGACATACCTAAAGAGTTTAAAGATAAGGACGAAATACAGGTCAATATTTGGATTTGTAACGGCCAAATACTTCGTTTAGTGCTAAATCCGTTCACTCCAAGCCGTATTCCGTACCTTTCGGTCCCTTATGAGGTCAATCCATACTCATTTTTTGGTATTGGCGTTGCAGAGAATATGACGGACACACAGCTCCTAATGAACGGCTTTATGCGTATGGCTGTGGACAATGCTGCGTTAAGTGGAAACCTTATTTTTGAGGTGGACGAAACAAACTTGATACCTGGTCAGGATATGAGCATTTACCCCGGCAAGGTGTTTCGCCGCCAGAGTGGCGCACCTGGTCAAGCCATCTTCTCGACCTCTGCAAAAAACACCTCACAAGAAAACCTATATCTTTTCGACAAGGCTAGGCAGCTTGCTGATGAAGCTACTGGCATCCCCTCGTATACACACGGCTCTGGTGCTGTAGGCGGCGTTGGCCGAACGGCTTCAGGGATGTCGATGCTTATGGGTGCAGCGGCGCAGAACATTAAAGCGGTTGTCCGTAACATCGATGACTATTTGCTTGCTCCATTGGGACGATCTTTATTCCGATTTAATATGCAGTTTAATTTTGACAAAGAGTTTATCGGAGACCTAGACGTTAAGGCCCGTGGCACCGAAAGCTTAATGCGGAATGAAGTTCGAAGTCAGCGTTTGCTACAGTTCATGCAGATGACTGCCAATCCTTCGATGGCCCCTTTTGTTAAATACGATTACATCTTACGAGAGTTAGCTTCTTCTATGGATTTGGATGAAGATAAAATCTTGAACGATCCTAGACAGGCTGCAATCCAACAAAAAATGATGGCGGAGATCCAGGCCTTAATGCCTGAGCAACCTCAGCAGCCGCCTGAAGGTGGTCCACCGGGCGCTGAAGACCCTACTGGCAACGGTGGCGGTAACATAGCCCCTGGAGCAGCTCCTGAGCCAGACGCACAAGGATTTACTGGTGGCGGCGGCGGAGCCAACGGCGGTAATGCACCTCAACCTCAGCAACCACCCCAAGGCCCAGTTCAGTAATGGATAAACAATTTTTCCGGGCGTTACTGTTACTCGTAAACACTAAGACGCAGTACTCCTTACTTAAAGAGTACGCTGCTAAAAGAATAGATCTTCTACAAGCTCAACTAAGCACAGAATTAGATATGGACAGGGTCAAGAGAATGCAGGGTTCGATTGCAGAACTCCGTAGGATCGAAACTCTGCGCGATGAAGTAATTAAAGGGGCCGAGTAATGGGTAAGTTTAGAGATCTAATACGCTCCATAAGTTTTGATTCCGATGATGAGGATACCAACCTAGAAGGCACTCAAAAAGGAATGGGCTATGGCGAACTTCTTTTTGATAACATTGTAGGAATTGATAATGGTCGAGAAAGTTTTGGTGAACAACTAGGGCAACGAATTGCTGATGATTCAGTAGGGTTTGCAAAAGAAGTCGGAACAGGGATGTACGAAGGTGTTAAAGACTTTGTCAAAGCACCTGTGCAAACTACTAAAGACGTAGTTGGCGGAATTTATAACAGTACAAAAGATTTATTCACAAAAGATTTAGATGAACGCCTAATGGAAATGTTTGGCGTCACTATGGAAGAGGCTTCGTCTGAACAAGTCAATCAAGCCAGAGAAGGTTACTTTGGGGATGCCTTAGATGCAGCAACATTAATACCTGCTGCTGGCGGCGCTATTAAAGCCGGAAAAATCGTATCCAATGCAATACCAGATATAAAAGTAGACCCCAATACAATGGGGATGAACTTTGCAAATGCAAAATTTAAAAGTGATGAAGTAGAGCCTGTAGTTTCACAGACAGAAGAAATGCTGGATTTAGATCGTAGAGTAGACACCCGCATTCCTTCATCGAAAGAGTCTCCTGATTTTGAACAGGCTGGAGATGGAGAGTTAATTAGTGATGGTGACGCTATGATGAGCGCCAATACTAATATGGGTACAAACTTCGCTATGATGGCAGAGTATTACCCCGGAATGAAAAACCTGTGGTCGGATGACGTAGCTGAAACAAGGGCTAATGTTACTCAGAGAATGACTGATAATATAGTCAGCTTGTACGATATGTCTGCCAAGCTTGGAATAGCCGGAGAGTCTAAGCAGTGGTACAAGGGAGCCAATAGAATTGCTCTAGGTCTATCAGAGCGTTTTAATGTACCTGACACAAAAGCCGCTGGAGTTTTGGCTGCCCTTTCCCCCCAGAAAAACTGGTTTGAGAATGTGGCATTAGCAGAACGTCTAATTAAACATCATACGGAGCTAGGGCCAAATGCCCCGTGGTCTCAGGCAATGGATGAAATTACTATTACCGTACCCCCTTCCCGTAAAAAAATGGGAAACACCTCTTTCCAAGATGGTAAGAATGGGGCGGTCTTGGACAGCATTAAAGGTAAGCCTTGGGGCGAGTTAGAAACCCCTATGCAGAAAGCTATGTGGCTAAGGGCTTATGATGAGGCTCATTTTGGCAGACAGTTTAGAGAGGTAAGTCCTGAAGGTGATATATTAGGGTACTATCTTAAAAACGATGGTACACCGCAATTAGCCTCACACCAAGGGTTTGCTAATATAGCTAAAGTAGTTCGTATTTTAGAAGGCGATGGTACTTTAGAGTCCATATCCCCTGAACTAGGTAAAGAGCATAAAGTACGCAACTTCTTTAATAACATCCTTAACCCTGACAGCCCTAAAGATGTTACTGTAGATACACATCAAATTGCAGCGGGTTTGTTTAGACCTCTAGGCGCAGGTTCTGTTGAAGTGCAGCAAGGACTTAGCGGCAACAATATAAAAGGCAATCCCGCAAGGTTTTCTAACGAAGGCCAAGCAGAAACGGGCATGGGCGGCACTTACGGTTTATACTTTGATGCGACAACTGAAGGCGCAAAACTACGAGGCATTCTTCCCAGAGAAATGCAGTCTGTGTCATGGGAACAACTTCGGACTTTATTTCCAGACACTCTTAAAAGAGACAAGTCTTTTATTGCTGCTACGGAAGCTATCTGGAGAATGGTCGATGATAAACAACTTGATCCTGAAGGCGCAAGAAACCTCATAATAGCCGAAGCTGAAAAGCGCGGCCAAACCTCAGATAAGCTAGTACCCAGTTGGAAGAAATACGTGGGTGAACGTAAAGATATCGGCATAGCAACCGCAGGTCTAATAGGCGCAGCTGGCCTAGCTACAGCAGAAGAAGCTGACCAGGGTTTCGCTTCACCTAAATAAGGAAATTCAATGGACGCTATTACACAGCACCATTTTCACAATATTGCATATGGCAAAGCTAAACGCATGGACAACGGCGATTTAGCTACCGTCAGTACTAGAATTGTACAAATTGATGGTGTGGAAACATTAATCCCTACCGTCTGGGATGGCGAAATTGTTGATGATGAAACTGCGATTAAGTTTGCCAAGGACAGTGGCGTTGAGTGGCCGACCCGTACAGGCCCAAATGCCGTAGCAGAGTTAGACGCTTTTGATAAAGACATCCACACTGCATTCACTGATACAACTCTCCCAAGAGAAGCGGCTGCTATATTAATAGATAACTTTGGATACCCGGATCCCGGAACTGAAATGATGGTTCCAGGTGGTAAGCTTATTCTAAGTAATGAAACCTTCGAGAGTGGAAGTCCCATGTGGGATTTTATAGCAGACGAACCTGTTGAAAGTTTACTGGCCCCGCAAACAAGTCCACGGCCACCACCCAGACCTTCTCCTGAATACTTTGCAAACAAAGAACTTCTTAAAGCACAAAAAGATAATGATGAGCTTTGGGAGTACAAATTAGAGCAAGCTCGGATTGCTTCCGAAGAAACTACTCAGTCCAATGAACCCTCAATTCTTGCAGAAAACGAGTATTCTTTGGGCGGCATACCGACTGCAACTAGAGGCATCACAACAGAGGACGGCAGAAAAATGGCACAAAAGAAATTCCAGCGTGACGATAAGAAGGCCGACACTAATGAAGACGGAGAGCTTACCACCCGTGAAAAAGAAATTGCAGATGCAGTTCAAAAGAATGAACTCGTAGAAGCTTCCCACGGCGGAATGATGGGCGGCCTGATGGGTTATGATGAGGTCTCAGGTAATCCTATTCCTGTAGGCTCCAACCCAGAAAATGTGCGTGATGACATTGATGCAAAGCTGAGTACAGATGAATATGTTCTCCCCGCCCACGTAGTCAAATGGGTTGGATTGAAGAACATTCAAATGATGCAAGCTGAAGCAGAAATCGGGCTTATGTCTATGCAGATGGACGGCTTAATTCAACAAACAGATAGTCCCAAAGCCCCAGAGGTAATGGACACAGAAATCGAAGATCCTGAAGAGGGCATCGATATCGAAGTCGCTACTATACAGGTAGATGACAAACTAGATGACTTAGACGAAATCGAAGAGATTTTACCTAGGACATCCTCAATGCCAGTAATGCAAAAAAAGAAATATGCATACACGGCTTAACATGGACACCCAGCAAGTCTGGACCCACAGGAGTACTTATGAGTAATACAAGATACAGACGCCCCGAAGATGAAGACAATGGATTAACCTATGCCGAGGAAATGGCGCAAGTAGAGGTTCAAGCCGAACCGAAACTGGATGCCGAAGAAGAGTCCTACAAAAAACGGTATCAAGATATTCAGCGCCACATCCAGACTGTTCGAAATCAGAAGGATGAAGAGCTTGCTAAGGTAAAATCTCAGCTAGACGCCGCTACCAAAAAACAGATTAAATTTCCAAAGACGGATGAGGAAGTCGATGCCTGGTCAAACAAGTACCCAGATGTGGCTAAAATTGTAGACACTATCGCCCGTAAAAGGGCTAACGAAGTATTAGCCGAGGGTGAGAAACGTCTGGAGCAGGTAGAGAAGTTTGAAAAAACTTTAAACCGCCAAAGCGCCGAACAGGAGTTATTAAACTTTCATCCCGACTTCGCCGAGATCCGCGCCGATGCTAAATTCCATGAGTGGGTTTCTCTACAGCCGTCTGCAATGCAAGACAGTGTGTATAAGAACAACATCGATGCTAAGTGGGCTTCTCGTACCATAGATCTGTACAAATCAGATAAGGGTAAGAAAAAGGTGGATCGTTCCGCAGCACAGGCCGTGGGACGTACTTCATCGTCTTCCCCTAGCACTAGTGAAAAATCTACTTTCTCTGAAAGCATAGTTGAAAGAATGTCATCCAAAGAGTTCGATGCAAATGAAGCTGCTATTGATGCTTCTCGCAAAAATGGAACATTTACTTATGACATTAGCGGCGCGGCTCGTTAACACCTAATAACGCAATATACTATTGCCTTAACTAATTTGATGTGTTATAATGAATACATTAATAACAACGACTTAGGACACTTTTAGTACACCCTAGTCCCTCCACCCCAGATAATACTACAAAGTCCACCAGCACGTTTGGAACCGCTTCGGCGCTACTCTAGATAGTCTGACACTATTGTTCATTGTCTGATTTAGCTGCTTCTAGCTTTAACAAATCTTTTTAAACAGACTTAACAGAGAGCCGTTTAACTACGGATGCCTCTACAGGTTTGCGTTGAAAGCAGAAGTAACCTTCCAGCCATTTCATTCAAAGGAAAGCAGACATGGCATTTCAATCAGCAGCCGGACACGGCTCATTACCAAACGGCAATTTCAGCTCAATCGTGTACTCAAAAAAGGTCCAGAGCGGCTTTAGAAAAGCTACAGTTGTGGGCGATATTACCAATTCCGATTATTTCGGAGAGATTTCATCTCAGGGTGATACAGTTAAAATAATTAAGGAACCGGAAATTTCTGTCTCGTCATACGCGCGTGGCACGGTCATCAGCCCACAAGATTTGGACGATGAAGATTTTTCCTTAGTTGTAGACCAAGCTAACTACTTCGCTTTTAAGATTGACGATATAGAAGAGGCGCATTCGCACGTAAACTTTATGCAACTTGCAGTAGATCGGGCAGCTTATCGTCTGGCTGATCAATTTGACCAGGATGTTCTTGGTTATCTATCTGGCTTTAAGCAGTCATCTATCCATTCCAATGCTGACACAGCAAACACCACATCCCGTGGTGATAAATCTGTAGCAAGTGCTGGTTCGGATGAACTTTTAACAAGCATGAAGCTAATAAAAGGTTCATTTGGTAATATTACTACAAGTTCTGCTGGCGATCACTCGATCCCACTAGCAGTTCGTCTACCGGGTGCCACAGCACTTCCAACAGGTACAGCTTCACCAGCAATGGTTGTCGCTCGTATGAAGCGCCTCATGGATCAGCAGCAAGTTGACTCCCAAGGTCGTTGGCTCTGCGTTGACAGTGTCTTTATGGAACTGTTGGCAGACGAAAATTCATCCTTCCTAAACGGAGACTATGGTGAATCTGGTGGATTGCGTAATGGTCTGACTGTTAAAAACTTCCACGGATTTAGACTTTATACGTCTAATAATCTTCCGGCGGTTGGTACTGGTTCCGGGACTTCAGGCTCTGCTAACCAGAACACTAATTTCGGAGTCATAGTTGCTGGGCATGACAGTGCTGTAGCTACTGCCGAAACCATCTCGAAGACGGAGACTTACAGAGACCCAGACTCATTCGCGGATATCGTCCGTGGGATGCAAGTATATGGCTCAAAAATTCTTCGCCCCGAGTCAATTGTAACCGCAAAATATAACGCAGCGTAGAGGAGGACTATAGATGTCTTTAGGCGATAACACATTAGCGGCTGCACGGGGTTCTTCCTCGCGAGGCCGTTCACCCTACATGGTTCAAACTATTGTAGACTACGCAACAGCATTGACTGATAAAGGTTCTGCACTTGCAGCAAACGATATCATTCCTTGTATTGCGGTTCCAGCCGGAACACTCATTTTAAACGCAGGTATCCAGGTTGATACAGTTGCATCTTCAGGCACAACTACGCTTGATCTTGGAACAGGCGTTGACGTTGATTGTTTCGTAGACGGCTTTGACGCCGACAGTGGTACAGCGGCTGGCACCTTTGCTATCCCCGCCGCCGCTTATAATCCTCTGATGGCTGTGGCAGCCGAGACTATTGATATTAAGTTAGCCACACAGTCAGGTACTGCTTTGACTACTGGTAAGGTTCGCGTCTTCGCGCTTCTTATGGACGTAACCGATACAGGTCATTCTGTAGCGACTGAAGTAGATCGTGACTACTTAGCCTAAAATACTTTGGGGCTGGCTTAACGGCTGGCCCCATTACTCTAAGTAAAGGTGCGATATGCCATCAACTTATATTAGTTTATGTAATCAGGTACTTCGCCGCCTCAATGAGGTGGAGATTGTGGATGGTGACTTCGGAGGTTGTACGGGCGTACAGGCACTAGTAAAAGACGCAGTCAAATCAGCCGTATCGAAACTAAATCAGGCTGAGTTTACTTGGCCTTTTAATGCTGCCGAAGAGACAGACACGTTAGTCCCTGGGCAGACTGAATACACCTGGCCTACTTTTTTCAAAGTCGTAGATTGGAATAGTTATCAACTACAGGCTTCTTCAAGCCTAGGATCTAGCTTTACCTCGCTAAAGTTCATTGAACTAGATGAATGGTACAGCAAGCACCGGGACAATGATGATACAGCTGGGTCCACGGGTATATCTACCCCGCAATTCGTTTTTCCTAGTCATGGTAATGGGTACGGTATTAGCCCCTCGCCTGATAAGGCTTACACAATTAAATTTAGATACTTTCTTAATCATTCTGACATTACCAACTTCGATGATGTCACCCGCATCCCAGAGTCCTACGACACAGTTTTAATCGATGGTGCGCTATACCATCTCTATATGTTTAAGGACAATCTTGAATCTGCCCAGGCTGCATTCATAGCCTATGAAAAAGGCATCAAGGATCTGCAATCCCTTTACATCAATAATTATGCCTACATTAGAGATACGCGAGTTAGATTTTAATGCCTGATCAGATACAGAGCTTTAAATTACTCTGTGCTGGTGGACTAAATTCCAATGAAAATCATTTAGATTTATCGGATAATAGTCCCGGCGCAGCTACACGTTTATTAAATTACGAGCCGTCCCTCTTTGGCGGGTATCGCCGTATCGAAGGCTTCGATGAGTATGACCCTACATATGGCGAAGTCACCGTAGCTGGTTCTACAACAGGCCAAGGTAAAGTACTTGGCATAGCCATCTTTAAGAATGACGTTACTGGCGGCACCACTATAATCGCTGCGAGACAGGATGCTAGTGCATCCACTTACAGCTTTTACTTTTACACGGCTAATATTGGGTGGCGTAAATATACACTAGACCATTCCGCAACCCGGCCAATGACTGCAAACTCACTGACGGTAAATCGCCTTCGCCATGTGCAGTTTAACTTTGGCACAGGCAACAAGATTTGTTTTGTCGATGGTGTGAATGAAGCTATTATATTCGATGGCGCACACTGGGAAGAATTAAAAAGTGGAAACGATGGCGGGTATACTGCTGGTAGCTCCCACAACAATGGCAACGGAACAGGCGGCGGCGCAATGGTTTTAAACGCCCCTAGCCTCGTAGATGTTTTTGAGAACCATTTGTTCTTATCCGGGCATAAAGCTACGGGAGCTGCTATCGCTTACTCAAAGCCTAATGACCCATATAACTGGGTAGCCAGTGCGGGGGCTGGGCAAATAGCAGCTGGGTTTGACGTAGTCCAAATAAAACCATTCCGAGATAACTTATTTGTGTTTGGCAGCAAAGACATCAAGAAAATTACCGTTAACTCAGATGCCGCATTTGCCTTAGAAAACGTCACAACAAACATTGGCTGCGTTGCAAGGGATAGCGTCCTAGAGATTGGCGGGGATCTTATGTTCCTCAGCCCATCAGGTCTGCGTCCGGTTGCTGGAACTTCCAGAATCGGAGATGTAGAATTAGAGACATTATCCAAATCTATTCAAACAACCCTAGTCGATCTTATTGAAAATGAGGACATGGATGCCCTTATTGGCGTTGTTATCAGATCCAAGTCCCAGGTCCGTTTTCTTGTAACTTCCACTGTAGGGAGTGCGACCCAGGTGGTCGGTGAGAGCGTAGGCATCATTGGTGGCCTTATCGACAGTGGTGGCTCCCTAGGTTGGGAATTTGGTCAAATACTTGGAATTAGGGCTTCATGCGTAACGAGCGATTACGTTGGCACTACCGAATTAGTCTTACACGGTGACCATGACGGCAAAGTTTATCAAATGGATAAAGGGGTCAGCTTTAACGGCGCTAATATTATCTCTGTTTATAGCACACCCTATTTAGATTTTGGTGAGACTGAACAACGAAAAGCTCTTCGCAAAATAAATACCTTTGTTCGGGCAGAGGGTCCATTTGAGATGAACTTAGCTGTAGATTATGATTGGGGTGATTATAACACTGCCGTTCCCATCACCTACACACAGTCCTCCGCTGGAGCGCCGACCACATATGCAGGTCGGGGCGTGACCTACAACGGTACAAACATCGTCTACGGCGGCGCATCTAAACCAGTGATGACCTCAGATATTCAAGGATCTGGCTTTAGTTGCAGAGCCACCTTCGTGACAGACGGGCAATCAGAACCATTCTCAATTCAAGGCTTAGTCTTTGAATTTAGTGCCGCAGGGAGAAGATAATGGCAGGTTACACAAGACAATCTACAGGTAGTATTGTTAACGGCACAGCCATTACCGCTGCCCCGCTCAACGCTGAATTTAACCAGCTACTAGCTGCGTTTCATGCCACCACAGGTCACACACACACGGGCGGTACAGGTAACGGTACTAAAATACCCCTGGCAACTTCTGTGAGTGGTTTTCTACCCGCAGCGAATGGTGGTACAGGCGGTAAGTCTATATTTACCAACACTTCTAACCCTGGAGTTGGAGATGACAGTGCAGATGGTTTTGCCCCAGGTTCGTTGTGGGAGAATACGTCAATCCCC